GACTATTTAGTATTTCCAATAAATGTTTTAATAGAAGATCCTAAATTTAAAAAACATATCAATCCAATGAAAAATAAATGGAATGATATAACTATAAAAGGAAAAAAACATATTACTCATTATTGTGTATCAATGAATGAATATAATAATATATGTTCTAAAATTCCTGCCTTCCAAACTATTAAAGATAAAGCTACAATACATAGAGGAATTAGACTTGAAGGATCACACGGTTCTAAAAAAGCATTTGATAGTTTAGAGTTTTATATTAATCTATTAGATAATGTTAAAAAACATAATTTAAAAGTTGTATTTGATTCAAATGTAAATGAAGATATTAATAAAGGATTAGTTATTGATTTTGATATATTCCAAAATTTATATGGAATGTTAAAAAGTACTGATACTGGTAATTGGGAGGTAGCAAAAGAAATTATTGCTAACTGTGAGTTTGAAGCATCAAAATCTTATATTATAGCTTTATATAATATGTTTATGGATTTGCGTAAAACAAGTCCTAATAAAAATTATAATTTAGTTAAAAAAGTATTAGATACTAAAAAATTAGGCATAAGAATACAATATAGAGGATATGTTCCGGCATTTGAATCATTGTTAGCACATTTTAGTGATAAATGTCCTGAGTTGATCCCACAATTAATGCCTTGTTTAATTTATCGTATAAACGACTTAGCTAAAAAAGAAGTAATTAAAGAGATAACACTTGCCTAATATTTATACGTAAACAATATTAATGGCTAAAGTAGTACTTTTAAGTTGTACCAAATCAAAGACTAAACATGCAGCTCCAGCACAGGAGCTGTATTCTGCTTCTCCAATGTTCCAAAAAACATTAGAATATGGTAAATCACTCAAACCAGATAAAATGTATATCTTATCTGCTAAACATCATTTAGTTCCTTTAACTAAGAAATTAGAACCTTACGATAAAACTCTTAAGGAAATGCCTAAAGATGAGAAAGAAAAATGGGGTGAAGAAACAATTAAACAGATGAAGTCAGCAGGTATTAATCCTGAAAAAGATCAATTTGTATTCTTAACAGGAAGCGAGTACATGAAACCATTAGCCAAATACATCCCAGATGGCAATACAGAAAAACCAATGGAAGGTAAACGTTTTGGAGAGCGTTTAAAGTGGTTAAACTCACAAGTACAAAAATTAACTGAAGCATTTAAACGTTTAAAAAATCTTATATATGAAAGTCTCAAAAAATAAATTAAACGAATATATTCAATTATATTTAAACGACTTAGAAGACTATGGCGACAGTCAAACTGATTTATTAATAGCTGAATCAACATTAAATACATTCAAGTTATTATTAGTTGAATCTAATCAAGATGTTCCAACTATATTACGTGAAGCTATAACAAAGTCAGAACATGAACAGCGTGAAGTGTTTGAAGATTTCTTAGATTATCTAGAAAATATATAACACTTGTTTGGCTATTAGGGATAAAGATGTTATATTTAATAAATAAATTAATAACATGAAAGAAGTAAAACCATTAGTTGTAGATGAAACATTAAAAACAAAAAAATTCACATCACCTGACGGCACAGTACGTCATATTAAAGATGGTAAGTTACATAACTGGGAAGGCCCAGCATTAATTACACCAGAAGGTAAAGAAGAATATTATATTAATGGTGTTCAACATACTAAGGACAGTCATAAAAAAGCTAGAAAAGATGGAGTTGGATTACCATGGTATAAATCAGGTGTAGCTAAACAAAGATTCTAAATGAAAATAGGTTTTATTCTTCCTGGACGAGAGTTTTCAGAAAAATTTATAAACAGTTGGACAAGTACATTAAAATCAATCCCTAAAGAATGGGATTGGTTTCTAGTTACTGGGTATGTTCCAAATGTATTCTATAATAGACAAGCATTACTTGATAGAGCTAAAATGTTAAGACCAACTCACTATATGTGGATTGATAGTGATCAAGTATTTAATTTTCAAATGCTTGAAAGACTAATAAATCATAACTTACCTATAGTCTCAGGGATATATAAGAAAACACCAGATATATTTGCTTGCTGTGGGCTAGATGGTCGAACATTAACTGTTAATGATATTGAAGGACAAACGGATTTAATTGAGGTTAAAGCAAATGGAATGGGTTTTATGTTAGTTAAACGTGAAGTACTTGATTATATAGTTGATCCATTTGAACCTATTGATCCTGATCAATGGGAAGATTTTACTTTTCAAGAAAAAGCTAGGCAAAGAGGATTTAAGTCATATATTGATCCTACAATTATAGTAGGACATGAAAAAAAGATAGTATTATGAAAATAGGATTTTGTGGAACAATGAGTGTAGGTAAATCTACATTAGTAAATGCATTAAAGGAATTACCTGAATTTAAAGATTATTATTTTGCTACTGAGCGTAGTAAATATTTACGTGATTTAGGTATTCCATTAAACACTGACAGTACATTAAAAGGACAAACAATATTCTTAGCTGAACGCTGTTCTGAGTTAATGAGAGAAAATGTTATCACTGATAGAACAATTATTGATGTAATGTCATTTGCTAAATGTGCTCAATCAATTAATAGTGATGATAAAATAGCATTTACTAAATATGCTGCCCCATTAATTTGGGAGTATGATTATATATTCTATGTATCACCAGTTGGAGTTGATATAGAAGATAATGGGGTTAGAGAAACAGATGCTGGTTATCGTAAGTTAATTGACATAACTATTAAAGGTACTATAAGTGAGAATTTAAATCAAATTAAAAACTTAGCATTCATATCAGGTACTACTGAAGAAAGAATTAAACAAGTTAAATCTTGTCTAGGTTTTTGATATTTATACGCAAAAACTAAACACAATGAAATTATCTGAATTAAAAAAACATATTGAAGAAAATATTGTTGAAATCTTAGGTGAAGTAGATGCTGATAGAACAAGAGGTACTGTTGTTGTAGCTAAAAATACACCTCCAACAGAACTTAAAAAGCTAACAGCACAAGGAGTTGATGTGGAATTAAAATCAATGGAAGAAGCTAAAGATGAAGATGAAGAAGTAGAAGATACTTATGGTAAAGAAGATGAAGATGATAAAAAAGACGCTAAAATAGCTAACGCTGAACCAACAAAAGCTGAACTTAAGAAATTAGATAAAGAGTTTAGTTCAACTAAATTAGCTAAATCATTATCACCTGCTGATAAAGAAAGATTAGACAAGCTAGAGTCAGGTATTAAGAAAAAATTAGCTAACCCAACTAAAGAAAATATTGAAATTGTTAGACAACTTATCAAGAAGCCAGAAATTAAAAAGTTGTTTAAAGATGGAGGTAAAGATCTTAAAGCATTAATATCTGACGTTATCAGATAATACCTCCCTTAATAAGGGTTACTTATGAGTCAAGACATAAAACAAATAATTCGTGAAGAATACCTGAAGTGCGCCTCTAATCCGGCGCACTTTATGCGTAAATACTGCTATATTCAACACCCACAACGTGGTAGAGTATTATTTAACCTATACCCATTTCAAGATAAAGTACTTAACTTATGGAAAGATAATCCATACGATATAATACTTAAATCAAGACAATTAGGTATATCTACTCTAGTAGCAGGTTACTCTTTATGGTTAATGTTATTCCATAAGGATAAAAATATCTTATGTATAGCAACTAAACAAGAAACAGCTAAAAACATGGTGACGAAAGTTAAATTCATGTTTGAAAACTTACCTTCTTGGTTAAAAATAACAGCTGAGGAAAATAATAAATTAACATTACGACTAAGTAATGGCTCCCAGGTTAAAGCAGTATCAGCAGCTGGTGATGCAGGTCGATCTGAAGCAGTTTCTTTGCTGATTATAGATGAGGCCGCGTTTATTGATGGTATTGGTGAGATTTGGGCATCTGCTCAACAAACCTTAGCAACAGGTGGTGGAGCAATTGTGTTATCTACCCCATATGGTACTGGCAATTGGTTCCATCAAACATGGGTTAAAGCAGAAGCAGGTGAAAACCAATTTTTACCTATTAAATTACCATGGTATGTTCATCCTGAGCGAGATGAGAATTGGAGGAAACGACAAGATGAATTATTAGGTGATCCTAGAATGGCGGCTCAAGAATGTGACTGTGATTTTAGTACATCTGGTGATGTAGTATTTTATCCTGAGTATATAGACTTTATTGCTCAAACTTATATTAAGGATCCCTTGGAGAGGCGCGGAGTCGATCATAACTTATGGATATGGGAACCAGCAGATTATAGTCGTAGTTATATAGTTGTAGCAGACGTTGCTCGAGGAGATGGAAAAGATTTCTCAGCATTTCATATTATAGATGTTGAAACAAATACTCAAGTAGGTGAATATAAAGGACAATTATCACCTAGAGAATTTGGTTATTTGTTAGTAGCAATAGCCACAGAGTATAATGAAGCACTATTAGTTGTTGAAAATGCTAATATAGGATGGTCAACAATTGAAGCAGTTCAAGAAAGAGGATATAGAAATTTATACCATTCTCCAAAAACTGAAGCTACAAACGCTGATTCTTATTTAGATAAGTATGATGATCCATCAAAAATGACACCTGGATTTACAATGTCTTTAAAAACAAGACCACTTGTAATTAGTAAATTTAGAGAGTATATTGGAGATAAAAGTGTTATCATACAATCTAAACGATTATTAGAAGAAATGAAAGTGTTTATTTGGAGAAACGGCAGACCAGAAGCACAATCAGGATACAATGATGATTTAGTTATGAGTTTTGGAACAGCAATGTACATAAGAGACACAGCTCTTAAATTTAAAACACAAGGAATGGATTTAACTCGTGCAATGCTTAGTAACATTACTGTAGTTAAAACAAACCAACAAGGTATTTACGGAACAACATTCAACAACAATCCATACAAAATGGATTTTGGACATGGATCTGAAGACATTAGTTGGTTATTATAATATTTATATACATAATTTAATATAAAATGGCAGATACAAGTGTATTTACACGACTAAGACGATTATTCTCTACTGATGTTATCATCAGAAATGCTGGGGGTAACGAACTTAAAGTAATGGATGTTAACAGTATTCAAGCTACTGGAGAATATCAAACTAACTCACTAATAGACCGTTATAGTCGTATTTACTCTAACAATAGTACATCACTTTATGGTGCTCAATTAAATCTTAATTGGAAATATCTACGTACTCAAATCTATTCTGATTATGATGCAATGGATACTGACGCTATTATCGCGTCTGCTTTGGATATAATCGCGGACGAATGTACCCTTAAGAATGATATGGGTGAAGTACTTCAAATTAAGAGTAGCGACGAAGATATACAAAAAATACTATATAATTTATTCTATGATGTATTAAACATTGAATTTAATTTATGGTCTTGGATTAGACAAATGTGTAAGTATGGTGATTTTTTCTTAAAATTAGAAATAGCTGAAAAATTTGGTGTATATAATGTTATACCATATACCGCTTATCATATTGCTCGTGAAGAAAATTACGACCCTAAAAATCCAGCTGAAGTAAGATTTGCATTTAGCGCTGATGGATTCTCAGGCGGAACAGGATTTTATGGAGTAACAGGACAAGGTAATTATAGTTCAAATAAACAGGACAATAAGATATACTTTGACAACTATGAAATAGCTCACTTCAGATTA